GTCCGATTGACGGAGTGAGTGCAGAGACTGTGGGAGTATATACAAAGTTCAGAGGAAAAGGTCTATTCCAGGCAGAGAAACGCATCATCAAGCAGGAAATAACGGATGTAGGAATTAAAGCAGCTGTATCAACCGGAGTAGTGAGCATCTATGACCGAAAGAGGGACTACGGAATAGCGGTTCCCATCACGGAGCTTGCAGCGATCTTGAATGAGGCACTGAGGGTTGGAATGACAAAGAAAGGAGAGTAAAGATGATTTGGAAATCAGCAATTTTACTATGGGTTGCATTCTTCCTGGTGAAATACCTTGTAAGAGTTAATATTTCAAGAGAAGAACAGATCAAGATGGCACTTGGAGGCCATTTGAAGTGGACGCCAGAAAGAGTAGTGCTTATGATTGTATTTTTCGCAGCGATTATCACAAGCCTTGCAACGTTGGTATGGTTCCTATTTTTTGTGTTATAAACTATAAATAAAAATCCCCTGGTGCCATGTAGCAGACAGAGGATCTTCTAAAAATATTCGCTGATTAAAATTATAAAATGAAGATCCAAAAAAGTCAATAAAACGGACACCAGGGAGGTAGTAAGATGGGTAAAAACACACCAGGAAAACAAAAGACAGTGAGACTGAGCGAGGAGGAGTTGAAAGAACTCTGCCAGAAAGCAGTCGAGGACGGCGTATCAAAATACATAACCGTGCAGAACCAGAAGAAAAAGCAGGAATGGAGAGGGCTTCTTTTCAGGACTAAGAAGCTCCTGGAGAATTACACAAAGTTGAAGGATTATGCAGAACAGGCAGTTGTCACTCTGGAACAGGCAGAGGAAGTCGATGAAACACTTGTGAACATGGACGTACTTATGAAGTTCAAATTGTTCGAGGATGACAAGACTTTGCACAGACAGCTCAGGGGAGTAAATGCCGTGAAGTTTATCATGGCACATGTTGACCGGATGCTGGAGGTGTATAAAAGCAACTGCCTTAATTCTTCGCAGGAAGTCATGCACAGACGATGGTTTGTGATTGAATACATGTACCTGGAGAGGGAGGACGCCAAGAAAACAACAAAAGAGATCGCTGAGATCTACCAAACAGATATCAGTAATATTCAGAAGGACGCAAAAGAGGCAAGAAACGATCTGACCACATTATTTTTTGGGCTGGATGCGATGGTTTTATATGAGATCCGGGACTAATTTCCGTTTTTCTTCCTTTGACTGTCATTTCAGCCGATGATATAGTATAAACTGCAAATTGTGAAGCAAGGGAAACCGAGCTTGCATTTGCATGGTGCTGTGGTGTACTCATTCTTTCCCATGATTCCCAGGTATCTTCGGATGCCTGGGATATCCGCGGAAGCATGATACACAGAATTGTTTCTACCCTGACGTATAATTCTTCCAAAGAGATCGTATCGGATGATACGGTCTTTTTTATTGCCGGAATGGGAAAGGAGTGGTGCAATAGCATGGATGAAACGAACAAAAAGAGGATCGAAGTAGTGGAGATGCGAGTAGGAGATATTAAGTTCGGATTCGGGAACCCACGAAAGATCAAAAAGAAAAAGAAAGAAGAGCTGGAAAGATCCATAGAACAGTATGGAGATTTCGGTTTATTCCTGATTGATGAAAATAATAACGCCATTGGAGGCAACCAGAGAGCAACCACAATGGCTGCTCAGGATCCGGATAGGATTGTTCTATGTAAGCGATTGATCGGCTATTCTGAGGCGGATCTGAGAGCTATCAACATAAAGGACAATACACACGCCGGAGAGTGGGATCTGGACTTGCTGGCAGACTGGACAGCTGATCTGACAACGGATCTTGGTTTGGATCTGAAAGAGCTGGATCCGAACGAGCGGAAGAAAAAAGAAATGGAGCTTATCAACCTGGAGAAATACAATTATGTATTGATCGTCTGCAAGAATGAGCTGGATTATAATGAGCTTACCCGGAACCTGGGAATTGATGGTGCGATCGTCCGGATGGGTTCAAAGAAGAAATTGAAAGCACGGGCTGTTTGGTATCACGATATGAAAGCCCAGATTGTAAGTGCTGCGGATGCCGGATCATCAGATCAGGAAGAGGAAAGCCAGGAAGGAGTGGAGGATGAAGAGGGATAAAACCTTCGGGATCTACGTTCCATCCTACAAGAGGTATGACTGCATAAAGACTGATAAAGTTCTGAATGATTGCACCTATGTAGTCAGAGAATCAGAAGAACAGCTATACCGGGATGCAGGAGTAAGGAAGATACTAGCTGCACCGGATCAGGAAATAGACAGCTTGCCAAAAATCAGACAGTGGATCATAGACCATACGCCCGAGGACATTATCGTACAGATTGATGATGACATCGAGCGTTTTTCTTATGTGAATAAAGTCAACATGGAAGAGATCCCGGATCCGGACATCATAGACGCCGAGTTGGTGCGGATCGGACAGATCCTGAGCGATCTGAACCTGGGGTTTGCAAGTATCAGGATGCAGGAATCCGTTATCAAGTATAATGAGGAGTTCCGGTTTTCCTCTACGATCGGATTAGTGTGCTGGTTCAATAAGGCATCATTAAAATCCAGATATGATGAAAATGTCCGGTTTAAGGCAGATACAGATTTCCAGCTGAGCGAGCTTCTGAATAACCGGATCATTATTGTTCCGGAATACATGAGAGCCAAAGCACAGTATGACAAGAACAGCGGAGGGAACAACACGAATAAAAATTCAAGCACCATGAATGAAACCATAGAGTACCTGAAAAATAAGTGGGGGAAATATTACGAACATAATTTCAAAACCAATCAGTCAAAAGTGAAAGTGAGGAGATAGAATGAGGATCCTGATAGTTGGACACGGGGTAGTAGGGAAGAACCTGGAGAAGGAACTGGAAGTGCTGCACCCGGACGTCATAGACAAATATAAACCGGAAGAGAACAAAATTGAAGTTCCTTACGGAGCCCGTTACGATATTGCATTTGTTTGTGTGGACACGCCGATCCGAAAGGAAGAGCACGTGCTATGTGACACCTCAGAGGTAAAAAATGCGATCATGGAGAATGAAGCGGAGATCTACGTGATTAAGAGCACAGTATCTCCAGGAACCACGGAACAACTCCGGGTAAAAACCGGAAAGAGAATCATATTCAGCCCGGAATACTACGGAGGTACGCAGCATTGCAACAACTTTCGCTTCGACTTTACAATCCTGGGAGGAGAGAGAAAGGCTTGCATTGAAGTCATCCAGGCTTTACAGCATGTATACGATGCCAGACACCAGTTTAGGATAACGGACAGTAGAACGGCAGAATTAACAAAATACATGGAGAACTCTTTTCTGGCAACAAAAGTTTCCTTTTGCCAGCAATTCTATTTTATCGCTTCTGAAATGGATGTAGACTATGAGGAATTGAGAGAGTTGTTCGTGCTGGATCCAAGAGTAAACCCTTCTCATACATTCGTTGATCGGCTGCATCCGTACTGGAGTAGCCATTGCCTGGATAAGGATGTGCCAGCTATTGCAGACACATATGAAGCTTCACTACTCCAGGAAATTATCAAGTTCAATGAGAATACAAAGAAATGTTTGGGGATCATCAGGAAAGCAGAGATCCCGGAAGGGATAAAAAACGATATGCTCATGTACCAGGCAGGAGTAAGGAGAAAAGAGATCCTGAAAGACCAGGAAACACCGTAAAATCAGGGTTTTGTGAACATTTCGTTAAATTGCAGTATACGCCTTTACATCGGTTTTTCTGTACGCTACAATAAAAGAAAAGGTAGGTAACAGAATATGGGATATGATTTGAGAACACAGAGAGGCTACGATTTTTACTTAGTATCTTCATCATTGCAGAAAGCAATCAGAAGAGGAGACGTCAGATGTGCAGGATATTTTGCACTGGAACTTTTCCCGAAGTACAGTGAGTATTGCTGGAAGAGATTGCTGACAGTATCGGCGGAAGATTGCTATGGCCCGATCACAAAAGAGATCATGGCACTGTACGAAGGATTCAAGATAGTGAACAAGGGAAAGAGAGGGGATCAGCTCGGAGGAAGAATCTTTATTTCCAAAGCGGTCATTTTATTATGCACTCAGCCACACAGTAGAGATGCGGACGTACTTTCCAATTTCGTTTACGATCGGAAAAGAGGGCTCACAGACGATCAGATCAACGCCTACATGGAAGAGGCAAGAAATGAAAACATTCCGATTCCTGATTATGCGTATGACGTACATACACGCCAGGGAAAAATGAAAGGCAAGACAAAGGCAGATTTCTTCATAGAAGAGGATCAGTCACTTGCATACAGACAACTTTCCCTTTTTGATGATATCAACATAGGCGTGATGTAAAGCCGAGAGGCGGCAGGGAGGCGGAGCCGAGATCCTGCACCCACAATAGAACACAAAAGCAAATGAGAGGCATTTCCGGACACCCGGAGGTGCCTTTTTCGTTCCTCAGAAATATAACAAAAGTTGGTAGGTGGTGATGTGTCAAATGAGGAAAACTTAATACAAAACAGAACGGATATAACTCCGGAACAACGCCGTGCCAACGCACGGAAAGCTGGTCTTGCGTCAGCGGCTGCTAAGAAGCGGAGAAAGAACATGAAAAACTCCATGCAAGAGCTTCTGAACATGGAAATTACACCAGCAATGAAAGCCCAGATGCAAAGCCTGGGACTTCTGGACTGTGATTGGACGTATGCTGACTGGATCAACGTATGTGCAATGCAACAAGCCATGAAAGGGAATGTCCGGGCGATGGAGTTCATCCGAGATACTGCCGGATTTAATCCGGAGCTTGCACTGAAAGAGCAAATGTTCGAATATGAGAAACAGAAAGAACAGGGTGCGGCGGTCGAGATCGAGGATATCTCAGATGTCTTGGCTCTGATTCACGGGTACAGCGCATGGGAAGAGATCCTGAACGATGGTGTAGTTTGTATGCCGATCAAGACCATCACTTACAATTTCGGTCAGAAACATCTGGATTATATCAAGAAGTGTCACTATAACACCTACAATATCGCTGAGGGTGCTGTTCGTGCCGGAAAGACGGTAGATAATGTTATTGCTTTCGCTTATGAATTGTGCCGTGCTCCGGATAAATTCCACCTTGCCACCGGATCCACGATGGCGAATGCAAAATTGAATATAGGCGATGCCAACGGCTTTGGACTTGAGTATATCTTCCGGGGACAATGCCGATGGAGTAAGTATAAAGACAATGACTGTCTGATTATTCGAGGTCCATACACGAACTTTGAAGAAAAGGTAGTCATTTTTGCTGGTGGTAAATCATCGGACAGCTACAAGAAGATCCGTGGTAACTCATACGGTATGTGGATTGCTACAGAGATCAACTTGCACCACGATAACACCATAAAAGAGGCGTTCAACCGACAGTTAGCCGCTAAGAAGATCAAGATATTCTGGGATCTGAACCCTGAGCACCCGAAAGCTCCGATCTATGTTGATTATCTGGATAAGTGGGAAGAGAAGAACCGGAAGGGAACGCTGGTAGGTGGTTACAATTACGAACACTTTACCATTTTTGACAATATCAACATTACCCAGGAACGTATTGACGAGATCATCAGCCGATACGATCCAGGAAGTATCTGGTACATCCGGGATATTGAAGGAAAACGAAGCATTGCAGAAGGCTTGATTTACGCTAAATTAGCCACTTCGATAGCAGCCAGGGATAACAAATACCTTATGCCTAAGAAAGAAGCCCAGAAATTGGCAAAACAAGGCGGATTCGCACGAATAAATATCGGTGTGGACTTCGGTGGAAATGGATCTGGACATTCTTTCGTTGCAATCGGAGAGACAGTTGGATTCGAGAAACTGATCGTCTTGAAAAGCAAACGATACCTGGAGGGATCTATTGATCCGGAAACCCAGAAGAGAGTAGCGGAGATTGATCCGGAAGATCTTGGCAAGTTGTTTGTGAAGTTTGTAAACGAGATCTTGAAAGATTATGGATATATCACGAAGGTATATGCAGATTCCGCAGAACAGGTTCTGATCCGTGGATTGAAAACAGCATTGCTAAAGAATGGACTTGCAACTATCAAGGTCGTAAATGCTTTGAAATCAAAAATCAATGATCGAATATTCGCCACAACCGCCCTTACTGCTATGGGGCGGCTTTATTATACCGAGGAATGTGAGACATTCCAGGAAGCTGTCAGCATGGCAGTGTGGAACCCTAAGAATATTGATCTGGAAAGATTGGACGATGGTACGTCCGATATAGATACACTGGATGCCTTTGAGTACACCTGGGAAAGAGATATAGGCAAATACATCAAGAAAGCCACATAGGAGGTGGAAGCAGTTGGCTATTACAGATTTTTTAAGGAGGGTGGTAGGAAAGATGTTTCCGAAGCAGAATTTGGAACGGAAGCTAAATGTGCAGATAGCAACATCCGGAGTAATGGATAATGCTATTTCCTTATGGCTTCAAATGTATGAAAATAAGCCCCCGTGGATGGGAGGCGAAGCGGACACCAGGACAATGAACCTTCCGGCTGCAATCGCAGAGGAGTTCTCCAGATTGATCCTGACAGAGTTTGAATTCAAGTTGGAGGGGAGTGCGAGAGCTGATTTCCTCAACGATCAATTCCAGAACTACCTCAGCAATTTTGACAACATCGTAGAAATGTGGGCAGCCCTTGGAGGAATTGCGATAAAGCCGTATGTTTCCGGATCGGATCCATTAACCGGGAAGCCAGACAAGATCCAGTTGGATTTTATTCAGGCGAACAGATTCTATCCAACAGCATTCAACAGCAACAAAGAGATCACGGGAGCTGTCTTTATTGATTCTAAACGTGTTGGAGATTACCTCTATACACGCCTGGAGCATCACAACCTGGAGGGGGATCACTACACAGTAGTAAATAAGGCATACAGATCTGAGAGGCTAAACACGATGACAACCGAGGACGATCAGATCAGCGTGGAGCACCCATTCATGCAGGAGGTTCCATTGGAGACAATCGAAGAATGGGCTGGACTGGAGCCGGTAACGGAAATGGACGGGATCGAAAGACCGTTCTTTTTGTATGTAAAGGTTCCGAGAGCGAACAACATTGATCCTCATTCCCCACTGGGAGCATCGTCCTATTCCAGAGCAGTTGAAGTGATCCAGGAGGCAGATATCCAGTATTCCCGGATCCTTTGGGAGTACGAAGCAAAAGAGGCTGCTATTGATGCATCACAAGATATCTTCGATATTGACAAGAACGCACAGCCGATCCTTCCGAGAGGACGTGAGCGATTGTTCCGTACCTACGATATGGAGGGAAAGAACAATAACGCTATGATCCAGCCTTACAGCCCAGATATCCGGGATAGTTCCATGTTCAAGGGGCTAGATGAATTACTCAGGAGAGTAGAGTTTTTGTGTGGGCTCGCATACGGGACATTATCCAACCCGAACCAGGTTGACAAGACAGCTACAGAGATCAAGGCGTCAAAACAGAGATCCTATACAACGGTCAGCAACATGCAGAAAGCCTGGGATAATGGATTAAATAGTCTGATTGAAATTATGAACACGCTATGCGATCTGTACGGAATCACTCCGGCTGGAGAGATCCAGAAGCTGTGCTCCTGGGGGGATGGCGTTCTGGAAGATACTGAGGTTGAGTATCAGAGACGATGGTCCATGGTGCTTGCTGGCAAATTAAAGATTGAGAAATTCTATGCGTGGTACTTCGGTTGTACCGAGGAGGAAGCAAAAGAATACATCCCGGAGGAAAACACATATCCGCCGGAAGAGTAGGAGGAGAATATGGCAATGATAGGTAGTCCGGACAATGTTCCGGATTTTCTTATGTCCGTCCACCAGTGCCGGGACTGTGAAACAGATCCACCAGAGTGTACGGATGAAATAAAAAGGACATGCCCTTTTTACCATATCCGGAATGATCCGGAAGATCAGGAAAATGGAACATGCTGACACCAGAGTATCTGAACTCATGCACTGATTATCTGCTTGGCATGTATGACGCACTGAATCAGTCCATTGCGGAAGATATTGCTCGTAGGATTGTAAAGACCGGAAAAATGACGGATAGTGCGAAATGGCAGGTAAAACAGCTCAGAGAGAATGGAGAACTGATGCAGGACATCGTGAAGGACGTTGCCAGGATATCCGGAAAGTCACAGAATGAGGTAAAAAGACTTTTCCAGGATTCTGCACGAACCGGGGTGCGATATGATGCACAACCGCTTCTGAAAGCTGGTTATGATATCGACCTGAAATTATCTCCGGCAATGAACCAGGTGTTAGAGGCTGCCATTGCAAAGACGAATGGTAATATACGCAACCTGACAATGACAACCGGATCCACCACAGGAGGCTTATATCTGGAGGCAACCAACCTTGCCTACATGAAAGCAACTTCTGGCGGATTTTCGTACTATGAGGCGATCAGAGAGGCAATCAAACAAGCTGCTAAAGATGGTGGGTACGTGTTGTATGGGAAAGGGAACAGATCACAGCTTGACGTAGCGATCCGGAGATCTGTATTAACCGGACTGAATCAGACAGCCGGGAAGCTGACAGAATTATATGCTGAGGACATGGACGTGGAATATTACGAAACCACAGCTCATGCCGGGGCGAGACCTTCTCATGCTGAATGGCAAGGGAGGGTTTTTAAGATTCACGGATCATCTCCGGATTATCCCAATTTCGTAGATTCTACCGGGTACGGATCAGGATCCGGACTATGCGGCTGGAACTGCCGACACAGCTTCTATCCATACTGGCCGGGAATATCCAGCCCAGCATACTCGAAAGAGAGGCTGGCAGAATATGACCGGGCGAAATACTCATACAACGGCGATATGCTGACAGATTATGAGTGTTCACAGATCCAGAGAGCGTATGAAAGAGAGATCCGAGAGATCAAACGTATTCTTTCCAGCTACGATGCGGCAATGCAGGAATCACGAAGTGAAGTACAGATCCAGTGCATCCAGGAGGATTTCACATCGGAGAGCGTGAAGCTGAAAAAGAAAGAGAGGGAGTTGAAAAACTTCTGTAATGACACCAACCGGAACTACGACAGTGCCAGAACCCAAGTGGTAGCGTACAAGGATAGCAACGGGAAGATTGTCAATTTTGGAAGATCCACAGCCCAAAAGGCTGTATGGGCGAATAAAAAATCAAATTAGGAGGAATCACACATGAATTTTAGCGAAGCATTTGCATTGATGAAACGTGGAGAAAAGGTAAAACTGCCGTCATGGGCTGGCTATTGGTACTGGTCAAAGGAAAAACAGACAATCATCATGCACACAAAAGATGGCGTTGATATGGACATCCGTGAGACACAGATTCCGGATTACACATTCGGGAACATCGCAACGGATGAATGGGTTCTTGCGGATGGTAAGAATTGTCCGGAACTTGGAGGAGAGGCTTTATTCTCGTTCTCGGAGGCTATCAAGTACCTGAAAAGGGGAATGAAAGTTGCCCATAAAGGGTGGAACGGGAAGAAACAGTACATCCAGCTTGCCACCGGTATTTCCTACAAGACGGCGGATGGAGATATCGTGAATTGCGAACATGATGCCATCGGTAATATGGCTATCGCATTTTGCGGAACGTCTGGAGTTCAAATGGGATGGTTAGCATCTCAGGCAGACATGCTAGCTGATGACTGGATGTTTGTTGAGGAGGAAAACAACGACAGTTCCAAATATTAGAAAGGCGGTGATCCTGATATCTCCCACCTATGGGTTAAATAGGAGGCGGATATAGGCGATCAGCGGTAAGAATGAAGAAATACTCACACAATGGAATAAAAGGTGTACATGAGGCTATACGAAGCTCTCAGGTATGCTTTACGCAGAGGGATTGTCAATAAAAGGCAATCCTTTTGTTTTGCCCTGGAGGAATGGCATATAAACTACTCAGTTCCCCATCGTGCCGGGATATAAATGCACGATAGCAGAGCCGGAGTGAACCGGAATCTAAATGAAATCAGCGAAGAAAGGAAGGTAAGTGACAATGGCTTACGATTTTTTGAAGAAACTTTTTAAGAAGGACGAAAACGGAGCAATCATTCCCATGACTGCCGAGGAACTGGAGGCTGCCATTGATGCAGATAAAAACATCAAGATAGTAGATCTGTCAGCTGGCGGTTATATCGCAAAGGACAAATTCGATGCGAAAGAAACTGAGCTCAAGGGAGTGAAAAAGCAGTTGGAAGATGCCAACACCCAGATTAAATCATTTGAGGATCAGGACGTTGACGGAATCAAGAAAAAGGTTTCTGAGTGGGAACAGAAGTATAACACCGATACTCAGGCATTGAGAGACCAGATGGCAGCTCAGAGCAGATCCCACGCTGAGGATATGTTCCTCTCTGGATATAAGTTCACATCAAAAGCCGCAAGAAAAGGCGTACTGGACGAACTGAGATCCAAGAAATTCCAGTTGGATGACAACGGAACATTCCTGGGAGCAAAAGAGTTCATGGATTCCCTTATGGGGGACGAGGACTACAAAGGTGCATTCGTAACTGAAAACAAGGATGGCGGTGCTGGATCCGGTGCCGAAGGTGGCAACGGAGGATCCGGAGCAGGTGCCGGAGGTCAGGGCGGAAATCCACCGAGATTTTCTGCCGGTGCAAACGGAGGAACACCAGCCGGAGGAAATCAGAACCCATTCCTGAACATGGGCTTTAACAGATTAAGACAGCCTAAAGAAAATTAAGGAGGATAACAGAATATGGCAGCTTTAAATTATGCTAAAGAATATCAGCAGGCACTGGAGCAGGAGTTTCCTTATGTACTCTACTTCGGTGCTCTTTTTGCAACACCGAACAACGGAAGATACCGCTGGGTAAACTCAAACGTGATTGAGATCCCGACTATCACTACAACCGGACGTGTGGACGGAGACAGAGACACAATCGGTCAGAAGAAACGTAACTACAACAACTCCTGGACACCACTCCAGGTAACTAACCACAGAACATGGAGCACTTTGGTTCATCCTCGTGATATCCAGGAAACGAACCAGGTAGCCTCCATTGCGAACATTACAAGAGTGTTCAATGAGGAGCAGAAGTTCCCAGAAATGAACTGCTATCTCATTTCCAAACTGTATGCGGATTACACTGCAAAGAGCAAGACAGCAGATCAGACAGTCCTCACAACGGATAATGTCCTTGACGTATTCGATAAGATGATGACTGCAATGGACAATGCGAGAGTTCCGAGAGCTGGACGTATTCTCTACGTTACTCCGGATGTCCGTACTCTCATTACCAATGCAAAGGCAATCGTCAAGACTATTGACGTGTCCAAGAGATCTGAAGCATTAAAGAGAGCGATCACATCCATTGACGAAGTGGAGATCCCGGACAGTGTACCTACTGACATGATGAAAACTGCATATGACTTTACAGAGGGTTGGGAAGTTGATTCTACAGCAGATCAGATCAACATGTGCCTGGTTCATCCACTGGCAGTCATTACACCTACAAACTATGAGTTTGCACAGTTGGATCCTCCGTCTGCTGGATCTGAGGGTAAGTGGGAATACTTCGAGGAATCCTTCGAGGACGTATTCTTACTTCCGAATAAGGTTAATGCAATCGCATTCAACATTACAAAACACGCATAATTTGAACCATGTTTGTTATGGGAGAGAGCCAGAAATGGCTCTTTTCCCGTAGAAAGGAGAAATAATGTTAAAAGCAAGAAAAGCAAACAGAGTATTGAAGATCCCGGACGAAAAGAAAAAAACATATATTGCCCTGGGATATACGATCACAGACATGGACGGTAATATGATCCATGAACACGTAGAACCTTCTGAAAAGCTGGAACAGGCAGAGAAAGAAATCCAGGATCTGAAAGAAAAGCTGGAGGAGGCTTCCAAGTATGCTGAAAATGCAGATAAGAAGATTGAGGATCTGGAGAAGAAAAACGCTGAGGCAGAGAAAGAGATCCAGGATCTGAAAGCCCAGATTGCTTCTGCAGGTGCTACAGAGCAGGCGGTAACACCGGCCCCAGAAACAAAGAAAACTACAAAGGCATCCTCTAAGGCTGAGAAATAAGCCTCAGAGGTTCTTTCCTGTTTAGACGGGAAAATCTACGGGAGGTGTATTAAAAATGTCTGACGAGGCTATACGGAAGTCATACGTTGACTATGATTACTATTCCAAGGACTACAGAGGTACAGAGACAAGTAAAACCACTTTTGAGCAGAATCTGAAATGGGCTACGGCTCTGATAGATACAATAACCTTTGGGCGGATCAGGAGCCTGGAGGTTATCCCTGACTGCGTAAAAGATGCGATATGCTGTGCAGTTGAGAAATACTCCACATACCAAAAACTCCGGAACCAGGAATTGAAGTCTGAGAGCAACGATGGATATTCAGTATCATACGCCGATGCCGGGAAAGAATCAGATATGCGTCAGGAAGTGATCGCTGATATGAAGATCTATCTGTCCGGCACTGGCTTAACGTACAGAGGGAGGTCAAGGAAGTATGATTACAAACCAGGACATCACTATTTTTAACCTTCGTCTGGACAAAGAAACCCGGAGGGAGGTTTTTATCCCTACCAACATTTCGGAGGTATCATTCGTGGATACGAGATCTTCCGGAGGATCAGCCTCAGAACGTGAAGAGAATCTGCATTTTAGGATCAGGATCCCAGTAAATGCCAGAGTGCAGGATTCACGGACATACATCTCAGAGGACAAATACAAGCTCCTAGACGATGAAGAGGCTAAGAAACATTGGACGTTGCAGAAAGGCTGTTACATCATTACCGGAACCATTTTCTACAATGGAGAATGGAAGTTTGATGATTTTGATTTCAGCAGTGGAGTTATTACATCGTCACGGATCCGGGACTTCCTGGATCTTTTCAAGTATGATCGTGATATCGTTCATGTTACCGAGTATGCAGACAACACCCGGAGGGGATCCGATGCCGTAAAACACTGGAGAGTAGGTGGTGCTTAGTGGCTTTTAAGGAGATCACGACACCGAGAGGCGTTATCATCCAGGGAAAGAACGGGAAAGCAGAACTAAAGTGGGATTCTTCATTTGTTCCAAAAACAAACCAGAAGTTTACCCGGATGCAGAAATTCGTTGATTCTGAGGTGCTGCGAAGATGCAGCCCCAGAGTACCTTTTCAAACTGGAACGTTGGAAAAATCCGGAAAACTGGGAACCACAGTAGGAAGCGGAATTGTGGAGTATATTGCACCATACGCCAGAAAACAATACTGGGACACTTCCGAAACGAGAGCTTATGATCCGAATAGAGGAGCCAAGTGGTTTGAACGAATGAAGGTGGCTGAGAAAGCTGAGATCCTGGAAGGTGCAAGGAAAATAGGAGGATAGCATGGCTGATTCAATCCTGGAGGGCATTGTCGAACATATTGCGACATGCCCTCTTTTGCAAGATGGGGTATTCCGTGTGGATGCCCTGGGGGATCAGGCTGTGGAGTACACGATCGAAACCGGAGTATTTGATCCTGTTATCAAACGTTACGTCAATGGGGACGAAGTGAAGCAGTATCAATTTAATTTTGGGAGCAGAGAGTATTACTCCATGGATCGGATCCAGAACATCCAGAACAGCGCATTTTATGAGAAATTCGCAAATTGGATCGAGGATCAGAACCGTAAAGAGATTTATCCGGATCTTCCGGAAAATTGCTATGCGGAGAAGATAGAAGTGCTTTCCAATGGGTACATGTTTGATGGATCCATGAGAAACGCCAGATACCAGATACAGTTAAGATTGATTTACCAGAAGGAGGTAGCACAAGAATGTCAAAACGAACAGCAGTAATGCGTCACATGATTGCCGATTACCTGAATGTAGGCACTGCTGAAAAAGCGGAGTATGCACTCATGGGAACCGGATTTACTACCCTGGACGAAAGCCCAGGAGCACAGACGGAATCTGTGAAATATGTCAACGAGAAGAGTTCTTCTTCTTCCGTGACCGGATATGAAACCAGCTTCCCGTTCGAGGCAGACCATATCCAGGAGGAAAAAGCCGTTGACGCTCTTTACATGGTTGGAAGAAACCATTACACCGGATCCGATGCAGAGTTTGAGTATGTAAGAGTTGAACTTTGGAACAAAGGAACAGGTCAGAACGAATTTGAAGCACGAAAATTCCTTGTTTCATGCGAGGTATCTGATTATTCCGGAGAGAATAAGCAGGTTGTCAAAGGAAACCTGAATGCAGTTGGGGATCCGATCCTCGGTACATTCAATACGGAGACAAAAACATTCACAGCGGCTACCGAGTAGGGAGCTGCTGATTTTTAATTCAGGAGGTAAAGAAAAATGAGTAAAGTTACCATTAACGGAGTAGATCTTGAACTGGATCTGATGGATGCAGACGTAGTAGAAAAATTTGAGGATCTGAATAAATGGATCGTGAAAAAGATCCAGGATCCTAATGCGTATGAAGGCTTATCAACGGCTGATGGAATGAGATATCAGTGTGCCTGCGTAAATGAATACTTCGATAAACTGTTTGGAGCCGGAACAGCCGAGAAGGTGTTCCACAAGAACAATAACCTGGGAATCCGTATGGAGGGATTCGCCCAGGTAACTGCATTGTCTGGAGAGGCGAAAACCTTTATGGATGATCTTTCGGCAAAATACGGATCTGGAAGAGTACAGAACAGACAGCAGAGAAGAGCTGAACAGAGAAAAGGTGGCAAAAACAAGCACCAGAACAGAAACAATTTTAATGCCGTAAACAATGGCTAACATCATTCTGGACGTGCTTCCTGAAACAGTAGAAATAGACGGTGCGGAGTATCGGATCAATTCCGATTTCCGCATTTCTATTCTGTTTGAATTACTCATGCAGGACGATGAGGTGGGAAAACGTCAGAAACTTATTCAGGGGTTAAAACTTTATTACCCGGAGATTCCACAGAACATGACAGAAGCGGTCGAGAAAATGATCTGGTTTTACAGATGCGGCAGAGAAACCGAAAGCGATCGCTCAGGATCCGGAGGAAGCGGATCAAAGCAAGTATACTCATTTGAATATGACGATGACTATATCTATGCGGCTTTCCTGGAGCAATACGGTATTGATTTACAAGATGTGGAAGATCTTCACTGGTGGAAGTTCAGGGCTTTATTTAAGGCACTGGGAGAGGACACGGAGTTTGTAAAGATCATGGGGTATAGAAGTATCAACATAACCTCCACGATGTCTAAGGAACAGAGAGAGTTCTACAAGAAAATGCAGACTGTACATGCCCTTCCTATCCCGGATGCCGAAAGGGAGGCAAACGAACTCCTGACAGAAGCTCTGCTACATGGCGGAGATCTTACCGGATTGGTATAAGGAGGTGGCTGCATAGTTTGAAAATAGACAGAAAGAAGTATACCCAGGTGGTTTGTCCTGCATGTGGGTATCGGATGCCTCTTTTCTTTACTGAGGAGGCAGAGTGTAAGGGAGTGCAAGTAGCTTGTAAAGGGCGAAAGTGCTCTAATGTTTTTGAAGTGAAAATTAAATACGGACAACAGATTAAGTAGTGCCATTATGAGCCGATAATCCATTGTTTGCCCTTAAAGTGAGGTGAAAACATTGGGCTATGATGGCACACTAAAATTTGATACCTCCATAGATTCTTCTGGATTCCAGGACGGTATCAGTAAAATTGGTTCCTGTGCTTCCACTGCATTAAAAGCCACAACTGCGATCATCGGAGGGGCGGCAACAGCTGTAGTGGGGATCGGAACTGCGGCGATCAAAACCGGAGCAAACTTTGAATCGTCTATGTCCAATGTGGCAGCAATATCCGGAGCTACCGGGGATGAATTGAAAAGCCTGACGGATAAAGCAAAAGAGATGGGTGCTAAAACGAAATTTAGTGCCTCTGAATCAGCGGATGCCTTTTCTTACATGGCAATGGCTGGATGGAAAACCGCTGACATGCTAGACGGTATTGAAGGTATTATGAACCTGGCGGCTGCTTCCGGAGAGGATCTGGCAACAACCAGTGATATTGTTACCGATGCTTTGACGGCTTTTGGGCTATCCGCATCGGATTCTACGCATTTTGCAGATATCCTGGCAAAAGCATCATCCAATGCCAACACCAACGTAGGCATGATGGGAGAGACATTTAAGTATGTTGCACCAGTTGCCGGAGCTCTTGGGTTCTCTGCGGAGGATTGTGCTACAGCAATCGGACTGATGGCTAACTCCGGAATTAAGGCGAGCCAGGCAGGTACTTCTCTGCGAAGCATCTTTACCAGAATGGCGAAACCGACTAAGGAAGTCCAGGGAGCTATGGATGCCCTTAGAATATCTCTGACAAAGAGTGACGGATCTATGAAATCTCTGAATGAGATCATGGTGGATCTGAGAAAAGGTTTCTCCGGACTGACACAAGATCAGAAAGCTCAAATGGCTGCCGCTTTAGGTGGTCAGGAAGCAATGTCTGGATTGCTTGCAATCGTAAATGCTTCCGATGATGATTTTAACAAGCTGTCGGATTCTATTGCAAACTGCGATGGCGCTGCCGCTGATATGGCGGAAACCATGAACGACAACCTGAGCGGACAAATTACGATCCTGAAATCAGGTTTAGAAGGTCTTGCTATTTCCTTGTACGAGGAGATGCAGACACCATTAAAAGATATCGTCAAAGAAGCCCAGACGATGGTCCAGGGACTGCAAGAGGCATTCAATGACGGTGGACTTGATTCCCTGGTAACAAAAGCCGGGGAAGTTATGGCTCAGATCGTAACCGAGGTTGCACAAGCGGCACCGAAACTGATCGGAACTGCTGAAAACCTCGTAGGTTCCTTTATCCAGGGAATCGTAGATCACAAGAGCGAATTTGCAGCTGCCGGAGCAATGATGGTTGCGGAACTGGTACGTGCGATCATGGATGTTGCCGGGGATATGTGGTCGGCTGGAATTTATCTGTTTACGGAATTTCTCCAGGCGATGACAGACCATTCAGAAGAAATGGGACAGTCCTTCGGTGAAATGATAAGTAAAATTGGCGAGGCTGTTCAAACAAACTTGCCATTGATTATCCAGGCGGCAAAAGATTTTGTTGCCGGATTCTGCCAGGGGCTGAGTGAAGAGTTTCCTGGTGTTTCTGCTTTGCTGGATGGATTCTTCCAGGGATTTTTAGATACTGCCGGGGAAATTGTACAAGGTGTCGTAGATCTGATTGGAGATATTTTCTCCGTGATCGACAGCCAGGATCCGGCTACCATGGAAGCGATCGGAAAAGCGATCGGAACCATTGCAGCGTCTATTGCGGCACTGAAAGTTGCTAAAGATGTTGTAGGATCAGTAAGCAGTCTTTTCTCTATCCTGAAAACATTCAAGGGTGGAGTTTCCGGAATTGTCGGAGTAGTAGGAAAAGCGGTTGAAGGGTTTGCCCTCTGGAAGGGCGGAGCAGGAACCCTGGGAGAAGTAATTGCATTAGAGTTCCCTAAACTGGCTGCCTTTGGAACAAAACTCAGCGGACTTGCTACAACAGCAGGATCCGTGATGACAAAGATCGGATCATTTATCGGCTCTGCGGTCTCTGCGATCGGAGAGTTTTTTGCTACCTTCGGAACAGTCATTGCCGGGGTAGGATCTATCATAGCTGGTGCGATTCTTGCGGTCACAAATTTCATTGACATGTTCAAGAACGGATTCAGCATAATAAAAGATATCCTGATGGGAGTTGGAATTGCCCTGGCTGCGGTCGGAGCGGTAATTCTGGGAGCACCTGCACTGGTAGCGGCTGCGATTGCTGGAATTGTATTTGCGGTTGCAAATCTGGTTATCGTGATAAAGGAGCATTGGGATCAGATCGTTGAATTTATCCAGCAAATTCCATCAAAAATCGGTGAAATTGTAGATGCCGTGGTTGCCTGGTTCGAGGCTTTGCCTGGACGTATTTCTGAGTTCCTATCTCAGGTTATTTCGGGGATCCAGGAGTGGGGATCTAATTTACTGGAATCTGCATCACAAGTGGTAAGCACTGCGATTGATGCGATCGTGCAATTTTTTACAGATCTTCCATACAAGATCGGCTACGCCCTGGGATTTGTCATAGGGAAGCTGATTGAATTTGGTATAAATGCGGTCAACTGGGTAAAAACGAATGTTCCGATCATCATTGATAACATTGTTACATTTTTCAGTGAATTGCCAGGCAAGATCTGGACATGGCTCACGAATACCTATAACAATTTTGTTACCTGGGGAAGCAACATGCTCCAGAAAGCACGAGAAGCGGCACAGAACGTAATTGATACAGTTGTGACATTCTTCTCCGAATTACCAGGAAAGGTACAGCAATGGCTCCATAACACGCTCCAGAACCTCATTACATGGGGATCTAATATGCTGAGCAATGCCAGAACAGCTGCAAGCAACACGATCGCTACAATCGTGAACTTTTTCTCTCAGCTTCCAGGTAAGATCTGGACATGGCTGTGCAATACAGCATCAAAAGTAGTTTCCTGGGGATCAGATCTGATGTCCAAGGGACGTGAAGCGGCTAATAAGCTGGTAAATGCTGTCCTGAACGGAGTAAGAAACTTACCGTCACAGATGATGTCGGTCGGACGAAATATCGTAACAGGTGTATGGAACGGAATCTGCAATGCGGCTGGATGGTTCAGAAGTCAGGTTAGGAGCTTCTTCTCTGGAATTGTTGACGGAGTAAAAGGTGCTCTCGGAATACATTCTCCATCAAGAGTATTCGCAAAAGAAGTCGGACGATGGATCCCACCTGGCGTTGGTGTTGGTATCGAAGATTCCATGCCGGATCTGGAGAAACAGACGGACAAAGAAATGGAGGCCCTTGCGGATCGGATGCAGGCGGCAGTAAATGTCGAAACCGGAAAGATTACACTGGATAAGAATACAAGCCAGACATACAAAGTTGAACAGGAAAACGGACAATCATTCGTTGAAAGCAAAACTGAGGTTGTAATCGAAGGGGAGACGCATGTACACGTTGACCTGGACGAAAAGGAGATAGGTCACGCAACAACACCTATCGTAGATAAAGATATGGGTAGAATAGACACCCATAAAAAGAGAGGGGGTTAATGAATGCCAGTAAAAGTAACGGGCGTGTCTTTCGATGGCGCCCATTCATATAATGACTGGGGATTGAAGCTGAAAAGCGTGTCTATCGGAGTTCCGAAAGCAAAGACGGTATACGTTAGTGTAAATGGCATGAATGGATCCCTGGATCTGACAGAAGCTCAGAATGGTGGCGTAGTGTATGAAATGCGAACACTGAAATTTACATTTGACGCCAGAGATTGCAGCTACATCCGCTGGACTGGACTAATCAGCAGAATTGCGAGAGCGATCGAGGGGAAGGAAAGGCGGATCATCCTGGATGTCGATTCCGGCTATTATTATACCGGACGGTGTCATATTGACACTAAGAAAACTAATGAGGAGCTTGCGGAAATCAGTATTGAATGTACATGCGATCCTTATAAGCTGGATGTCACATCTTCCAATGAACCGTGGAAATGGGACACGTTCAGCTTTATAGATGGAGTGATCCGGAATACTTCAGACATTGACATCAACAGTCTGGCATCCTGGAAAGAGATAATCCTGGACGGATATCCGTATAACGATACGCTGAAAATTATTTCAAACGCCTCAATGAAAGTAAAATACAGAAACGGAACGTATGATATATACGCCGGAGAAAATATCATGTATGACATTGAACTTTACGAGGGAGAGAATAAGCTGTACTTCCAAGGTAAAGGAAAAATAACAATCGTTCACAGAGGAGGTATGTTGTAAATGTATACAATTAAGGCTTTTGTGGATGGGAAAGAGTACATGATCCATAACCCACGGGTTAAGGCACTAATAGTCGGGGATCCCTACTACCAGAAGGGAGATAATGTGAACGGGCAGGCTGGCTTTTCGGTCTACCCGACACACCCGTATTACCAGTACGTGAAAAAGCTCACTACTGACATTGTTTTCTACAAAGATGGAGTAGAAAAATTTGCTGGGCGAGTTCTCTATGATGACGAAGATTCCAAGGGTGTTAAGAAAGTATTCGTCGAAGGAGAACTTGCCTATTTTTGCGACAGCATTCAGAGACCGACAGTGTATCATAATATTTCGGTCAAGAATTACCTGAAAACGGTAATTGACAATCACAATTCCCAAGTTGAGGAGCGAAAGCAATTCACACTGGGACGTGTATCGGTTACGGATCCGAACGATTCCCTATATCGGTACGCTAACTGGGAAACTACCAGAGAAACCCTAAAAGATAAGCTGGTAGACAGACTTGGAGGGCATCTTGTAATCCGGAAAGAGGATGGCATCCGCTACCTGGATTATCTGAACGATGATGAATTTTATACCCAGAACAGCCAGGAGATCAGGTTCGGAAAGAATTTGCTTGATTATTCTAAAAACATGGACGCTTCTGACCTAGTAACGTGTGTTATCCCTCTGGGGGCGAAATTGGAGGAATCCAGCATTGAAGGTCTGGAAGAGAGACTGACAATCAAAGATGTGAACGGGGGCGTTGATTACGTCTCCGATGACAGTGCAGTAGCAGCTTACGGAAGAATCTACAAGACCGTTACGTGGGATGATGTAAAAGTAGCATCAAACCTGATGAAAAAAGGACGGGAATATCTGAAAAGTGTACAGTTTGAGAATATGGTTCTTGAATTGAAAGCTATTGATCTGAATCTGACGGATGATGATATCCAGGAGTTCGAGGTCGGAGATCTGATTCGTTGTGTTTCTCCTCCGCATGGGCTTGATTCAAAATTGCCATTGTCAAGCCTGAAAGTATATATTAGCAATTTTGCTAAGAATACCATTACATTAGGCACGGAAAAACAGAGCAACACCTACACATCCTCAAATAGCCATACAGCCGAGGAAATAGAAAAGACTATAAATTCTATACCGAGCAAAGGAGAAATCCTCCAGGAGGCGTTACGGGACGCTACGAACCTATTAAACGACATGAACCAGAATGGTAATGCGATCCACACAAAAAATGAGTTCATTGTCTCAGATACTCCAGGAGTAGCCAACGCAAAGAATCTCTGGAGATGGGGGCTGGGCGGACTTGCTCACTACAGTAATGGATATGACGGTCCGGCTGACGGAGTAGCACTCACGATGGATGGAAAGATCAACGGAAAGATGGTTATGGCAAACAGCATCGTGGCAGAATCCATAGATGCAGGTTACCGAACTTCCGTAGAGACGAAGATCTCTGAAAGTGAAACGGCTGCGAAAGATCATGCAGATAAATCTGTAAGAGTAGCCCGTGAGGAGATAGAGAACTCCATAACCAACATGGAGAACAAAATCGCACTGTCCGTAAGAAGCGTGAAAGAAACAGTTGCCAGAAAGAACTACATTGCCGGAGGAGAGCAGGAAACGCTTGATATCGGCAAATTTACTTTATCTGGAGCAACCGGAAACTGCAAGGTTGAAAAATCAGAGTTCCGGAATACGAAAGCATTTAAGCTGACCTTTACTGGATCCGGATCGGTAACATTGACACAAAATCTAGGGATCCTGGAAGCTGGAAAATATAAGATTGCTGTTGAAGCAGCATATCCGGAAGGATCGAAGTACCGCCCTTCCTACATCCAGTATGGATTTTCGGAGAACAAAACCACCTCGTACCTGAGTGGATATAATCCGGATGAATTTAATGCTTTTAGCAAGGAAGTACTGATTACCAGGGCGTCAAAATCTGTGGCAGTGACAGTATACGGATATTCCGGATCGGTATTGTATATCACAGATGTCCGTTGCCTCCGGGATATGCAAGAGCTTCTGGATGACATAGACGCCAAACTGGAGGTCGAAGTTGGGAAAGTAGCTGCATCGGTCAAAGAAGTATATACCAATGTTCAACACGATTACTGCCAGAACGGCAGTTTTTCTGATTCTGAGGACGCTTTCAAAAACTGGTACAGATCAAATGCAACCTACATCACGAAGGTTCAGGATGGATCGAAGAACTGGGCGTTGTTGGATCGAGAGACACAGACATCCAGCTATTACCTGAGACAAATTGTAAAAGTTCCAAAAGCAGGCCCATTTACAGTGAGATTCAAGGCAAAGTGCGGAGAAGGTCAGACATCACGGATCCGGATCTATTTTGCCGGAACCAATAAGTACACAGATGCCGGAAGCGTAACAGAAACGTATAAAACTTTTGAGTTGGAGTTCGATAATGTAACTGCCAATTCTTGGTACTTCTATGTTTACAACTATACTTCCGGAACAAAAGTTTATATCACGGATATTGAGATCCTGGGGTATATCTCAGGATATTCGGAAAGCCAGCTTCAAGTGCTGAAAGATTCTATCGAATCCGAGGTGTCAAGAGCTATCGCCGGAGAAGAAAAACTTTCTTCGTCGATCAAGCAAAACGCCACAGCTATTACCTCAAAGGTAAGCAAAGGAGAAATGGGATCTTACATCACACAGTATTACAACAACGTGATTATAGCTTTCAATAAAAACTCAAAATACGTGCAGATCAACCCAGGAGAAATTGCTATTTACAATTACGGAGTAGAGAACTCTAAGAAACGTGCTGTATTCGATGAAACGGGTAATCACTTTTACAGAGATGGGTATTATGTCGGAGCGATCGGCACAAACCAGTGGTCAGGGAACAATGCTCATAAGGGATTGGTGTTCGATTTGGAACCACAAGGAAAGTATATGGCATTTGCTCAAAAAGCAAGTTCCTCAGCAACTTCCTACACTACTATGTTGTGTTTTAGCCGAGCAAACAGTATTTACGATGAATATGGAGTGAATATGGGATGCAATTTGATTGGAAACTGGTATACATTAAAAAATTTCAAAATTGGAAGCATATCAGCAGGAGGATATACGGCTTTTAGCGGAGCGATACCGATTGTGTGCGAGATAACAAACAATGGCAATAGCTGGACGTATTCTCATTTGAGAGTATACAACGGAATTATTGTCGGCTACTGGAATTAGGAGGTGAGAGCATGGAACTTATTTTTCCAAAAGGTGAAGAACCTAAAAAAACAGCAAAAAACAGTGTAGCTGTAGGAACCATCAAAAGAGAGCAGGAGGTAGAAAAAGATGGAAGAGAGAAAGAAACCAACCAGACCGTTTAGCGTGATTTATGCAGATGCAAAACAAGCTCTGACAAGGCAGGTTGGAAATACAATGGCGGCTTACGGGCTGCCTATTTTCATGGCAGAAGGAATCCTGAGTGGAATCCTGGCTGAGATCCGAACTAATGCCGGAAATGAGTTGGCAGACGATACCGCAAGGTATGAGGAAGAACTAAAGGAGTATTACGAAGCCCAGACTAAAGAGATGCAAGAGACTTTTGAAAAAGAGAAAGCTGACCTGATCCAGGCTTTTGAAAACCCGGTCGATCCGGAGGATCCTGGAGAAACTCCCAGTGCAGAACCGGATCCGGAACCACAGACCACAGAAGAGAAACAGTGCATTGAAGAGGAGACTGAAATCGAGGAGGTGGACTAAATGGCAGATATCTCTCAAGAGGTTGAACAGCTGAGAAACGCTGAATACGGGGAAGAAGTACGAAGTGCCTTTATTTCCTGCATGGAAAAGATACATGAAGAAAACGAGAGTTACAATAACATCAAGACCGAAGTTGCAAAATCAGCTGCTACCATGAAACAGCAGGTGGAGGCGATCAACACGAAGTCTGCAGAAGTCCAGAAAGCATTGCAGGATCTGACAACTGCTATCTCGAACGGGAAAACCCAGCAGACAGCTCTTGAGACCGCCACAAAGAACGGGAAAACCCAGCAGACAAACCTTGAAAACGTCACGAAATCGGCAAAAACCCAGCAGACTGCGACCGAGACTGCCACAAAGAACGGAAAAAGCCAGGAAACGGCATTACAGAAAGTTGTAGACAATGCGAAACAGATTGATTCTGCGATCCAGACATCAGTAAGTGCTGCGAACGCTGCGGCTGCAAATGCAAACCAGGCAACTTCCCTTGCTTCTGCAGCAGCTGGATCTGCGAACCAGGCGGCATCTACAGCAAATACGGCTGCCGGAAATGCAGATAAAGCTACGAAAGCGGCGAATGAAGCTGAGAAAGCTCGTGCCAATGCTGAAAGCTCCAGAGTGAGGGCAGAGGAGGCAAGATCCCAGGCTGAGACAGCTCGCACCAATGCCGAGACTGCCCGTGCTAATTCGGAAACTACCAGAAATCAGAATGAAGAGAAAAGGCAGGCAGATACAGCAGATGCCATTGCCAAGGCAAAAGAAGCCACAGAGTTACTTGTCAACCAAGCCAATACCATTGCGTTCCGGATCAACGAGGGCGATAGTGGTCTTGACGTTGTTATTTTAAGTGCATAGGAGGTAAGTTAAGTGAGTGAAACTATAAACATTCCAAGAGACACGACAATGCAGTTACTTGTGAAAGTACACAGAGATCAGATCGCCGGAGAGATGGATCTGAAATACAAAGAGAAAGTTGCGGCGGCTACTTCTAAAGCAGAGGTGGACGCCCTTTTTGCTGAATGGTGGAAGATTCAGTACAATCCGGATCTTTACACGAAGTCTGAAATGCTGGAGAGATGGTTCGGAAATGTTCTGGTTGATACTAGAGTGCATGGTGTAACCACACCGAGATATTCAAAAAGCACATCCATGATCGGAGAGTTGACCGATGATTCCACTGGATTAACTTGCACACCGTCTACAGAATCAACAGCCGGATCCGATCCTTTTGCACACCTTCCGCAGTTCTGGTGTCTTGAGGTTGCGGCAGAGAAAAAAGCAGATGGTTCCCATGAGATTTTTTATGTGGAGCATATTGACGATACTGCAAAGGTCAGAGGCGGAGAACACCTGTGCTGGGTTCTCCAGAAGAATACCTACAAGAGAGAGTGGCAGGATAAAGATTATAAATATCTGAAAACCAGATGCACACCAGCACCGGGGTACAAGAGATGGAAAGAGGGAACCGATCGAACCGGAAAAGTGCATGAGTATATGGCACACCCGAAGTATTATGCCGGAATTGATGCAGACGGGGGTATCACATGCGGAACCGGATTGAAGCCAGCCAACCGAACTTCCCACCAGACAGGCGTAACCAGATGGAGAGGCAGAGGAGCACAGTATTCCGGAGCTTCTGGATCTCTTATCAAGTTCCTGGATGCTATGATGCGTTTGAAATATGGACGTAAAGGAAATTCCGGAAAGATTGAAGGTTGCACAAATTACAACTACCAGTACACAGTTGCAGTGAGTGAGACTGGAGTAGAAAGGGTAATTCTGACAAAGGAGCAGGCTGCAAACCTTTTGGTTGGCTCGGCTGTTATGCTTGGCATTCAGAGCGGATCTGACAGAAACACAGCAAGTAACTATTCTATCTTCGATGGAAAACTGATTACAGCCATCGAAACAGTGACTATTGAAACAAAAGAATATTCAGCAGTCTATGTGGATAACGGAGGAAAGACTTTTGACACAACAGCCGGAAGCACATATCTTTCTACAAGCCCGTATTATTCCGGATGGAATGATAATGTTCTTGGCAGAGATGGTAGCAAGATCAGCCCGACTTCCGGAAAAGAGCCAGGAATGATCCAGGGTGTAGAATTTATGAACGGATCCTATCTGATTGTCTCCGATGAATTATGGCAGTGGAGCCAGGATGCGAATGAGAATTATTGTTTTGATTGCTACAAATGTTACGATCAGTCAAAAGTAGGCTCTGCAATCAATGAGAACTACGAAAAAGTAAATGTTCCAACATTGGTATTTCCGAAAGATACGGCTGCCTGGTCATGGAAGTATATTACTGATAATGCAATCAATGATGATGTTCTATGGCCGGAGGCAACCAACGCAAGCGGAAGCGGCGTTGGAGTGGGTGCTGGCTTCAATTTCGTACCGGCGGCGTCTGGTGTTCGTTCCGCTTGGGTTTGGGGTTACTTGAGCGTCGGTGGCGCTGACGGCGTTTCGTGCCGTGCCTCGAGCTTTTGGGTGTCTCACGCTTACTGGTACGGCTCTCTCGGAGCACCTGGTCTTGAGGGTTAAAAACAGGGTGAATGCGAAGCAGAGGGGCAGTAAGCCCCTTTATTGTCTTATTTGCAAATAAAATAATTTTAGGGTTATACGGTGTCTGGGAGCTGGCTTCAATTACGAACCGGCGGCGTCTGGTGTTCGTTCCGCTTGGGTTTGGGGTAACTTGAACGACGGTGGCAATGACGGCGTTTCGTGCCGTAACTCGAACAATTGGGTGTCTAACGCTAACTGGAACGGCTCTCTCGGAGCAACTGGTACAATTTTGAAAAAGAGTATTTAAAAATCATTGCATCGTATAATCCTCGCTTATGTGCGAAAATAACTTGAAACCAACGAGGCTAGTACCTACGGGGAAAGCCACGGAAGTAACCAGATGAATATTAAGGAGGTTGATGTGTGAAAACATATTGCAAACCAGCAACGGTCAATATTGAGGACTGGAAATTTAATGAACTTGCCGTTGTGGAATGCTTCCGGAATAAGCGGAGCAGAAAAGATTTCCAACGTCTGCTATGCAAGACCGGGAAAATAACAAAGCGTGAGATCGTAGAGGATCAGCTGAATAAGGATTTTAAGCGAACCCTGGAAGCTGAATCAGAAGTAGCAAAGATGCTGACGCAACGTATAATCAACCGAGATTTACAATTAAAACCTATTCGCCAATTTCAAAGAATTGACGGACTGACGCAGAAGCTCCGTGATATCTGCCAGGAATCTCCAGAACAGCAGGTGTATGAATATATCGGAGTATATGCGTTGAAACCTCTTTTCAGAGCGAAGATTTTACCGATTCAGTACGGAAGCATCCCGAACAAGGGAGGTGTAGCCGGAAAGCGGAAAATCGAAAGACTACTCCGGAAGAAATTTCATGGTAAGGTAGTTGCTTTGAAAGGAGATGTTACAAAAGCCTATCCCTCAGTGACAATCCCGGTTGTCATGGAGATGCTGAGAAGAGACATAGGCAAGAATAAAGTGCTGCTATGGTTCCTGGGTGCTCTTATGAGCAACTATCCTGGGAACCATCTTTGCATAGGTGGATATCTTCCGGCATGGCTATTCAATTACGTGATGTCTTATGTATTGAGATATATCTATGAGCAAGCTCAGATACGCAGAGGAAAGCGGAATAGGCTTGTATATGCGATTGTATGCTATGCAGATGATTTCACGATCTATGGCGATGTTTCAAAGCTGAAAAAGGCAATGAAGAAAGCTACGATCTGGGCTCATGACAAGTTTGGATTGAAGATTAAGGATATCTGGCAATTCTACCAGGTAGCTTCGTTTGATGAAGAACGGGAGAACCTGGAAGAGCGAAGGAAAGGCAGCAAGAAAAGGACGCCCGGAGTTGATATGATGGGCTATGTAGTCCGGAGGAGATACACGATCATCCGTGGGAGAGTATTTCGGAGAATCCGGAGGCAAGTGCTCAGAGCCTGGGAAGATTTCAAGGTGAAAGGATTTATCCCATGGTGGAGAGCCTGCCGGATTGCAGCATACAAAGGCTGGATAAAGCATAGCAACAGTTTGAAATTCCGGATGGAGTATTGTTTTGACAAGCTATTCAAAATGTGTTCATACAGTGCAAGTAAGCACGGAAAGGAAGTAGAAAATGAGAAGAGAATCTTACTTATCGCAGCCCTCAGCAGTTGAGGTCTATCCGGTATTTTCCGGAACAGATGTTATCATGCGTAAAAACATTGAGCTGGTGGATAAAGAGGACATCCAGGATGGGAAAAAGAATAAGTACAAGGTGTGGGAATGCGAGGAGGTCCAGTTCCATTACCAGGGCGAAGTAACCCAGGAAGAGATCGAATCTGATTTTGATTACTGGTACGCAAAAGCGGAGGAGGTTCCGGATCCTTCCAGTGTAGAAGATCTGAGCCTGGAGGACGCAAGAAAAGCGAAATACCAGGAAATCGCATCAGCATGCGAGCAGACGATTTACTCCGGAGTAGATGTGAGCACATCTTCCGGAGTGGAACATTTCAGCTTGACAGAAAAAGATCAGCTGAATCTTTTCGGAAAGAAAATGCAGTTGTTAGCTGGAGAGGAAAAGCTGGAGTACCATGAGGACGGACATCCTTGCAAGTATTTCTCAGCTGAGGACATGCAGAACATCGTCAATAAAGCAATGTTCTATGTATCATACTACACGACATATTGCAATGCCCTGAATATGTGGATCAAGTCGGTAACGAAACCTGGAGATCTGGATCAGATCAAGTGGGGAGCAAAAGTTCCGGAAGAGTTTCAGAATGAAGTTCTGAAAGATTACATGAAAGCCATTGCATCCGGAGGTATTGCATAGTGAAAAAAATCATAAAGTACCTGACGCTCTTCCTGATCGGAGGAGCTTTTTATTACGCCCTGGAAGTACTATTCCGGGGATATTCGTTTCCGGCAATGGCAGTGTGCGGAGGCTTATGCTTCATCATTTGCGGAGTGATTAACGAGAGATCACGATGTATGCCGTTGGTTCTCCAGCAGTTGATAGCTGCATCCGGGATCACAGTGATTGAATTTATTTCCGGGTTGATCCTGAATGTATGGTTGGGACTGAATATGTGGGATTACAGTAACATGCCCGGAAATATACTCGGTCAGATATGTCCGCAATTTACGCTGCTGTGGTTCTTTTTATCAGCATTCGGGATCTTCCTGGATGATCTGATCCGGTGGCTTTTATTTGGCGAAGAGAAGCCTCACTACCATCTTTTCAGGAAAAGGAAGGGCGATAAATGACAAAGTTACAGATTATCTCCAAATTATGGTCGGCAATCTATGATTTAATCTTCCTGATAAAAGGGACGCCAACTAAAAGTCTGGAGGAGATCGAAACAGATCTTGACGTTATCGAGTACGCATGCCGGAGGTATGCAGATTGCGATGATGATGAGATAGCAATTAGCAGTGAAGGAGGTGTTGCATATGCAGATACGAGCGCAGCCCGGAAAACGAATTAGCTCGAAAGATCCGAAGTAACAGGAGAAAGGAGACACAGATCCAATGGACTTATTGATAGCTGCCGGAGTTCCATCAGCGATCACAGCTTTTTGTTTTTGGTTGATCGAAAGAAAAATCCAGGCAAGAGCAGAAGCTGAGAAAGAGGAAAGGCTAAACCGACAGAGAGAGCAGGACGCCAAAGAAAAAAACAGGGAAGAACTCCAGTACATGACAGTAAAAGCCCTGGACGGAGCCCTTGCATTGTCAGAAGCTACAGCAAAAGCTATGCAGAGAATCCCGGACGCCAAGTGCAACGGAGACATGCACAAAGCCCTGGATTATGAGCAGGAAGCGAAACACGATCTGGAAAATTTCCTGACACGTCAGGGAGTAAATCATATAACCGGAAACTAAAAGCACTAATCGGCTCAAATCCGCATGATAGTAGCTTATGCAAGGAAATTACCATGTAACCAATTAACAAAGCCCCATGAGGCTGTACGGAAGCCTGAGAGGGCACGAAAAGAAATGGAGGAAACAAGAATGGAATTAGTAAACGTATTATCTCAGATCCCATTGCCAGTAATTGCAGTGGCTCTTCTGATCTTAGCAATCATCACGATTGTTTTAGCTTACCAGTATGCAAAGATGCAGGGACTTGACGGAATCCGTCAGGATGTATATCAGCTGATCTTGAAAGCGGAGCACATCTACAATGAATCTGGTCAGGGCAAACAGAAATTAAAGTATGTTGTAAGCCAGGCAAGAGGATTGTTACCTAAGTGGCTCCAGATATTCGTTACCGAGGAAGCAATGATAAAGGTTATTGATAAATGGTTTGAGGGGGTAAAAGATCTTCTGGATGACGGAAGAGTAAATGGCTCCCAGAAATAACTCTCAGAGAAGGGAGGGAGTGCTATGTGGGATATAATCCTATTCGTGTACCTTTTAGGGATCTTATTAAGTCAGCCAGTATACATTTGGGCGATCGGGACGTTATGCAAAATGGAGGATGAGGACGAAGAACTTTATTGCCAAGATAACGGTCTGTACTACGAACCAAGAGAACCGAACTACCCGTTGGTAATTGTACTCTTGGTTTTGGCAGGGATCTTCTGGCCACTTGTAATTTTATTTGCAATATTTTTACCGCTTACATTTATCCTGATGGACAAAATGGGGCAGTTGCATCCGGAAGAGGACGAAGAGTTGGATCCGGAAGAGGACACGTACTTATAACTGGGTGGGGAGAAATCCCCACTCTTTTACGTTGGAGGAAGTTATGGCAATTATACGAAACACCTATACAGACGCATTATTTAATGGTCTGATGGCTGCTGGATGCACAATATACGGAGCATGCGGAGCCATGGGGAATATTTACGCAGAATCCGGGGCAAATCCCCGAAACCTGGAGAATCTCTGCGAAAAGAAACTGAATTATAAATATACCGATGACACGTATACCGAGGCAGTAGACAGCGGAGAGATCACAAGAGAACTTTTCTTGCATCCGTTGGGGGATTCCAGACAGTATGGCTATGGTTTCTGTCAGTGGACATCAGTAGGAAGGAAAGTTGGGCTATACGATCTGGTTAAATCAAAAGGCGTGTCGATCGGAGATCCGGACACTCAGGTTGAGTTCATGCTGAAAGAATTACAGCATAGATACAAGAGCGTTCTGCAGGTATTGAAAACGGCAACCTCAGTCCAGGAAGCATCAGATATCTTTCTGGTAAAATTCGAGGCTCCGACAAATACCGGATCAGAAGTCAAAAAGACAAGAGCTTCCTACGGGGAGCAGTACCTGAAAATCTATAAAGACATCGAAAAGGAGGAAACAAACATGAGTTTAATTTCAAACAGCGGACATGATGAAAACGGAAAGTATTCAGGAGGAAAAGCTGGAGATCAGACCGGGACAGAATGGGCTTTGATTCCATGGTATAACAGACCTTGGAAGTGCGTTCTGAGACATCCGGATGCAAAAGTTAGAGCAAAGCTGGCAGAGCTTGGGATCAAAGCTGCTAAAAATGATTTGGTCGGTTACGATCAGGGACAGAGAGGTACATACTGGGAGCACCTGAAAGCAAGTAATTACGATCCTTCACAGATCACAATCGCTTGCGAGGGGGATTGTTCTGCCGGAGTGATCGCTAATATTAAAGCGGCTGGTTATCTCCTGGGGATTGATGCACTGAAAAACATTAACGCAACATATACTGGCAATCTGAGATCCGGAGCAGAAAAAGCAGGTTTTCAGGTATTGACAGAATCGAAGTATCTTACTGGTCCTGATTATCTTTTAGCCGGAGACATCCTTTTGAACGACAGCCACCATACGGCAACAAATGTCCAGGATGGTTCTAAGTCTGGAGGAGCCGGAACATCTGGCTCAGGATCAACAAACAGCGGATCCGGAACAATTTCCGGAGGCAACAGTAAGACAGCAAACATCAAGAACGGTCAGCAATGGTTGAATAGTAATTACGGCGATAAGCTGATCCAGTTCTGCGGAGCTAAACTGGAGGTGGATGGATCCTACGGTCCAGCTTCCAGATGGGGAGCCCTTGCGATCTGGAAAGATCTTATGAACCGCAAGTATGGAACAAAGCTCACTCCGACAAACAAGAATTTCTATGGTTCATGCAAGGAAGTAGCCGGAAAAGCCGGAGTTCACAGTGGAACGGTCGG